CGTGAGTTCGAATCTCACACTCTCCGCCAAAAGGAAAGCCATCCCATCAGGGATGGTTTTCTTTTTTTGAGGAACGGATCCTTCGACTCCCCTTCGACTTCGCTCAGGGTCGCTTAGGATGACAGGTATTGCGGGTAATTGTCAACTGTCAATTAAAAAGGGGTACGGTGATGATTGTCACCTTTCCTTTGGCGGGTTATACGAGAAACCAAGGCAAAATTTGTGCATTCCGCCAAAAATCTCGGAGACTATTGTTTTTCCTTTTCCCGTCCTTTACAATAAAGCCATCACATACGAAAGGATGCGAAAACTATGAATAGAAAGCTTATCCGCATAATGTCCCTGTGTCTCCTTTGCACCATGCTCTTTGGTTTTGCAGGCTGTGATCTCCCCTTCCTGACCGGCACACCCACGGAGCCCCCGACGGAGCCGCCTACGGAGCCGCCGATCGAGCTGACCCAGCAGACTGTCAATGTTCTCTCCAACACGGAAACTGCCTTCCGCACCCTTGGCAGAACCTACGAAAGAGACAGCGGTCTTGCCTGCGATCTTTCCTGCACAGGTATTGAGTTTACCGCTCTGTGCGAGGGCGATATTTATCTGAGCGTCCGCGCCACCGCAAAGGCCTACCTTACGGTTTATATTGACGGTGAGCGCTCCGAGGATCGGGTGAGTGTCAGTCCCGACCTGCCGGTGGCACGCATTGCCGATGATCTGGATTACGGTGAGCATACCGTTATGGTGGTCAACCAGTCCCAGTTTGCCTTTGCTACCCTTATCCTGGATGATATCATCCTCACCGGTGAGCTTCGGGAGAAGCCTGCGGACCGTGACCTCTTTATCGAGTTCTACGGCGACAGCATCCTCCACGGCTCCAATGTCTATAAGGGCGGCACCAGCGTAGAATCCTCCGATGCCACCTGTGCCTTCGGCTGGATCGCAGCCCAGCAGCTGGGCGCAGACTGCAACCTCATCGGTCGCGGCGGTCTGGGTCTTGTTAAGAGCAAGCTTTCCTTTAATATGCTGGATATCTACGACCTTAGCGGCAGCATTACGCTGAAGGATGTTCCCAAGTACGACTTTGCCCGCACACCTGATGCCGTTGTGATCCGGCTGGGCACCAACGACTACATCAACGGCGGTCTTTCAGAGACTCCCGATGTCTATGCGGACGGTGTGAAGCAGTTTATCGGTCTGCTCCGGGAAAAGTACGGCGCAGAGGTCCCCATTGTCTGGACCTACGGTCACAATGACAACGGACAGGATTTCTGGGATGTTACAAAAGAGACCATGGACGGCTTGATCGCAGAGGGTGATGACCAGCTCCACTACTGCAAGGTCTCTGTGGCCTACTGCCCCAAGAGCGAGGGTGGTGACGGTCTGCACCCCGATACGAAGCGGGCAGAAACAATGGGCGAAGAGGTTGCGGCCTTCCTCGCGGATCTTCTGAAATAACAGTATAGCAATCGGCGCACCGTTAACGGTGCGCCGATTTATCATAGCCTCAAAAAGATACCAATTCCCGTCCCAAAGAATTGTCAATTATCAATTACTATAGTACTGTCCCGGGTTGGTGCCGGTGGGGAAGGTACATTCTGCCAGGGTATCGCCGTTATCGGTGCAGATCACATAGCGGCCGTTGGCGGCGAAGGTGCCGTAGAACCAGATCACACCGTTTTCATCGGTGGTAAACTCGGGCATAATGCCCTCCTGGAACTGCTCTTCATTGGCGGGCTTAAAATTGTACAATGCCACATGGACCTTGGTATTGGGCACAGTTTTTACAGAAAATACGCTGTAGGAACGGACTGCGGAGGAGAAATTCACACGCAGCAGGTCATCACTGTCCAGCTTGGAGGAGGCCAGCAGGTACTCTTCCTTCCAGACCGCATCACCGGGCTTTGCTACTACCTCACCGCTGTCGTTTACGGTAAAGCCGGGGGCATACCAAACCACAGCCGTCACCTTTTCACCGGGTACCCAGTAGGCATTTTTCTTAAATTCCCATTTGCCGTTTTTGCCGTAAACCGCCAAAACGGTCTGCTTGCCGAAAAGCTCGGAGTCGATGGTCACCAGCAGCTCATCCCCCTCCTGCCAGCCCTTAATGGTGCTTGCGTTGGGGAGATTGGTAACGGTGACGGTGTTCTCGTGGGTCTGACGGATACCGCAGACGCAGAAGCCCTCCATAAAGCTATGGGGCGTTTTATCCTCAAATACCTTACCGCAGCAGGGATAGCTGCCGGTGTGCATGCTTTTGTCGATGCTGTATGTAGGTGCCTGGGCGTGGTTATCGGGGTCCAGCTCTCCGGTCTCCATACCGCAATGGATACACTTGGCAGGCGTCACGCAGGTGGCGGTGCCGCTTTCGTGATCGTCACGACCGAGGATCAGCACCGTGGGGCAGTTCCTGCACAGAACGGTCAGGGTGCAGTCGGTGACCTCATTGGGGATATGGGCAGTCTGGGCAGGAATAACCACCTCGTCACAGCGGGTGCATTTCAGCTCCGTCAGGCAGGTGCCGTCGTCCTCCGCATTTCTGTGCCCCAGACTGGAGAGGAAGGTATCAAAGACGGAGATCTCCTTGGTGCCGTCTGCATCCGCAAAGACCTTGCTGCAGCTAACGCAGGTCCAGTAGGCCGTATGACCGTCCTCGGTGCAGGTAGGCGCCTTGGCTTCGGTCTTTACAAGCTCGTGACCTTCGCTGTCACAGCCTACGATCAGCAGCAACGCTACCATTAAAATGAGGATGGCAGATAGATATTTTCTCATAGTTTTACCTCCTTTTTGCGTAAAAGGCGATACTCGCCGATTTTTCTCCTAACATTATAGAATATTCCGCAGGAGATGTCAATTGAGAATTGAGAATTGAGAGTTGAGAATTAACCTTCCCCTTTGGGGAAGGTGGCCGAGCGCAAGCGAGGTCGGATGAGGTATAAAAACCTCACCCACCGCTACGCGGTCCCCCCCATTTTTGAGGTATGATTGCCACCGGCAATCATTGAGATTTTGATTCGCTGCGCGGAGCACCACCCCAAAGGGGAGGGTTGCTGTCAACTATCAACTGTCATTTTTTTATTTGCTTATTGCGCATTTATGTGCTATGATGCAAATAGAGAATATTCCCACCAAGGAGGCTATACATATGGACTACAAAAAACTGCAAAACGGAAGCGATATCCGGGGCGTTGCCCTGGAGGGGATTGCCGGACAGAGCGTAAATCTGACGGAGGAAGTCACCCGCAATATCGCCCGGGGCTTTGCCCTTTGGTTGATCAAAAAGACCGGTAAGCATAACCTGCGTGTTGCCGTGGGTCGGGACTCCCGGCTGTCCGGCCCGGCTCTTTCCGGCTGGCTCTGCGAGGAAATGGCAAAGTGCGGTCTTTCTGTCACCGATTTCTCTATGGCAAGCACGCCCGCTATGTTTATGGCCACCGTCACCGAGGGCTACCGCTTTGACGGCACGGTGATGATCACCGCCAGCCACCTGCCCTTTAACCGCAACGGCTTTAAGTTCTTCACCGAAAACGGCGGCTTGGAGAGCGCTGACATTAAGGAAATCCTCGCCTATGCCGCGGGCACGCAGCAGACCGGTCTTCCTGCCGGGACTGTGGAAGCCGGCGAATTTATGGACACCTACGCAAGTATTCTTGCGAACAAGATCCGCGCCGCTACCGGAGAGGAAAAACCCCTTGCCGGCTTCCGTATCGTTCTGGATGCGGGCAACGGTGCCGGCGGCTTCTATGCAGATAAAGTGCTGAAGCCTTTGGGCGCAAATACCGACGGCAGCCGCTACTTAGACCCCGATGGCAGCTTCCCCAACCATATCCCCAATCCCGAGGATAAGGAAGCTATGGAGAGCATTATGGAGGCAGTCCGGGAGACGAATGCCGATCTTGGCATCATCTTTGACACCGATGTGGACCGGGCAGGCGCAGTGCTTTCCGACGGCAGCGAATTAAACCGCAACCGCATCATCGCAATGCTTAGCGCCATTCTTCTTCGGGAGCACCCCGGCACTACCATCGTTACCGACTCCATCACCTCCACCGGTCTTGCCGATTTTATTGCCGAAAAGGGCGGCGTGCACCACCGGTTTAAGCGCGGCTACCGCAATGTCATTAACGAGTCCATTCGCCTGAACAATCAGGGTCAGGACAGCCAGCTTGCCATCGAGACCTCCGGTCACGGTGCGTTTAAGGAGAATTATTTCTTGGACGACGGCGCGTACATCGTCACAAAGCTCTTAATTGAGCTTGCCCGGGGCAAGAAAGCGGGCTATACACTCCAGTCTCTCATTTCCTCCCTCGCCGAGCCTAAGGAGAGCGTGGAATTCCGGATGAACATTCTGCTCGACGACTTTAAGGCCTACGGTCAAAGCGTCATTGACGAGCTGACTGCCTATGCAGCCACCCAGCCCGGCTGGTCTGTTGCCCCCAGTAACTTTGAGGGTATCCGTGTGAATCTGGACAAAGAGCACGGTGACGGCTGGTTCTTGCTGCGGCTTAGTCTTCACGATCCCCTGCTGCCGCTGAACATTGAAAGTAACAGCGCAGGCGGTGCGAAAATCATTGCCGCCGAGCTTGCCACGTTTATCGAAAAGTGCGATAAATTGGACGCAGAAAAATTCCTCAGCTTTGCGAAATAAGACAGATCAAAGGCCCCCTTGTGTAAAGGGGGCTCCGCAAAGCGGTGGGGGATTGACAACCCCTCCGTCAAAAATCAAAGATTTTTGCCACCTCCCCTTACACAGGGGAGGCTTTTTTCTCCGTACTACCCCACACTGCGCCCCCTTTTGATGGCGCCGCCCCTACCATCTCCTTCGATAGTGCGTAACTGTCAATTGTCCATTGTCAATTTTTTGAAGGTGTTCTTCCCTGCCAATCCATCGGGGGCGAGGGATACCTTCTTTTGGAATGCAACCAAGGCGTTTTCCGTTTTGCTGCCGAAGATGCCGTCGGCGGTAAGCTTGTAGCCGGCGCAAAGGAGCAGCATTTGCAAAAGTCTTACCGTCTCGCTGCAGCAGCCTTTTCCCACTACATTTTTGTTTGCCGCCCGGGCGGTGATGGGACCAAATATCCCGTCCGGGTCAATTTTCCACTCTGTTTGCAGTCCTGCAAGCAGAGCCTTTTTTGTTTTCGGACCGGCAATGCCGTCCACGGTAAGCTTTGCGCCATAGGTGAAATTCAGATACTGCTGTACTTTTCCTACCGTATCGATTTTGCCGCTGTAGCTTTCATAGTCCGGCAGGCAGTAGCCGAGGATATGCTTGCTGCTTTTCGTTACCTCACGCCTGCCTACGCTGTCTTTATAATTCCCCTCGATGACGGTGAGCTTGCCCTTTTCATAGGCTTCTACGATGCCGATGTGGTCTCCCCTGCCGTCCCCGCTCCAGTCGTAGACGATAAGCTCGCCGGGCTTGGGTGTGTGGTTTTTGGGACTGCGGAAGCGGTTTTCTTTTTTATAGAGGGCGACCATATCCCCTACTCCGCACTCCGGCAGCAGGATATGGGAAATGCCCAGCTTTACGCCGATGGCAGAGACAAAGGCGGCACACCAGGCATCGGTATATTTTACCCCATAGCCCCGGGGCAGCTTTTCTTGGCTGTTATAAAGGTCGATGATCTTCTTGTGGCTGCCGTCCTTTTCGCTGCAGCCGAGAAAGCCTTGGGCGGCAAAGACTGCCGCAGCAGACAGATCACGCATCCTTTTCCTCCTTGGGCAGATCCTTTTCTTCGATCTCCTGCCAAAGAGTCGTATCTGCGTTTACGGGCAGCACCACAGTCTTTCCGTAGGTATTGCCGTCATATAAGTATTTGCCATCCTCTGCCGTGAGGATGATCTGGGTCAGGGTCTCCTTTTTCATAGATTTCCTCCTTGTTGTTTGTATGCTTGCCGATCCCCTCTCCCGGGAAGGGGGTGGATTTTGCGAGGAACGAGCAAAAGACGGGTGAGGAACGGTGTGCAGTATAGGTCTGCACATATGTAAATACAGAACATTACCGCCCGCATTCCTCATCCGGCTTCACTTGCGTTCAGCCACCTTCCCCCCGGGGGAAGGGATTTTCACGTGGACGGCGCATGCATTCTAATACACCAGCGTCCAGTTTTTGGCGGTAATGGCTGCTTTCTGCGCGTCCGTCAAGCTACCGCCAACCGCTGCGTGAAGGGTAAGGGTTTGGGATGCCGCGCCGCTGAGGTCCTTCAAATGGTCGATGACGGACTGGACAGACGCCGTTGTCAGTTTGTTGGAATTAGGGAAGGCTATGCTGTTTCCGATGGTTCCCTCAATGGTGATATCTGTCAGCGCAGTTGTCCAGTCAAATGTGTTCACTGTAAAAGGCGTGCTTTCCGACACCTTCAGCTTGCGAATGGTCGCCACGGCAGCGGAGTTGCTGAACAGGCCGGTAGTATTGGTGGCACCCGAAATATCAATGGTCACCTTCGTATCTGTAATGCCGGTCTGCGCAAAGGCATTGGTTGCTGCACCCTCGATAATAATATCGTACTTAGGCGCATAGCACGCATCGATCCAGTTCGTGCCATAAAATGCCCAGTTGTATTTCCGGCGGTTGCCGTTTTCTTGAAATGCATCCCAAAAAGCATCATAATGTCCGTCACCGCCGGAGGCTTCCACCACGATATTCTTATCGTGCCGTTTTCCGGCGGTCAGCAGCCGCTTGGTGCCGCTGACGGTAATGTATAGATCACTCATACATCCTCCATCTCCCCCGCATAGACCGGCAGATCTTCCAACGCGGTCACCCGGTCGGAAAGCGTTTCCAGTTCCGAACGGATGCCCTGTAAAAGGGGCGTCGCGTCGCTGCCGCCACCGTACTGCAAAAGCCACTGGGTCAGATTCGTGTAGCTCTGGGGCTCCTCACTTCCCGACACCTCGCCCTGAACGAAAAGGGGGATGCGGAAGGTAGATTTCTGCCGGTCGCCTGCGTAGATCACCACCTGAAAATCGGTCTGCCCTGCCATGGAGCAGACTGCCGGAGCAAGATAGACCGTGAGGGTGTTCCCGGAGATCCCATAGGCGACCTTGCCGTCGGGGAGGGTGTCATATTCTCCGCCTGCATTTCCGTTTTTATAACGCAGCAGCACCGCCGCATTTTGGGGGATTTCCCAAGGACTGCCATCGCACAGAAGTGTCACACAAAACGCCACCGCGCTGTCCCCCTGAATTAGCTCCACCGTCTGGGGGATGCCCTTTCGGACGAGATCCACCGTAAGCTTTTTGATTACATTCACTTTTCTTCCTCCTTGCTTTTAAGTACATCCAGCGCCCGGGTCATTGCCTTTGGCAGCGGAATGCCCATCAGTCCTGCGTTTTCCGTGATGGAGAGGATCTCATTGCTGAGAAAGCCCACGCACAGGGCGGTGCGGATATATCCCGTTCCCAGCACCACATCCATCTGATGCCCCACGGCCACCACCGAAAGGAGCATCGCCTTTTTGCAAAGGCCCTTGAAGCCGTAGGCGGAGCTGTAAGCCCCGGTAGGGGTCTTTTTGCTTTTATGAAACAGCAGCGCCACCGCAATGCCCGACAGCAGGTCTACCGCCATACACACCGTCAGCGCGCCGAGATCGCTGGTCCAGGGTCCGAACAAAAAGGCAAGACCGCCACCCAGCGCACCGGATAAAATACATAGCTTTTCTTTCATTCTTCCTCTTCCTTTACTGTAATTTCTGCCGGGGAAAAGAGCAGAAGTGTCCCGGTATACTCCGGAAGACTAAGGGTAATGTCGCCATTTTCTTCCGTTGTCACCGTCACCTCTCCTGTTCCCTGCCAGCCGCTGTAGTCTGCAAGACCGTACAGTCCGCTGCCGGCAACAAATACCCCGGATGGGGCAAACAGACGGATGGCATTTTCTTTCGGGGTCGCGGCTGCCATATGGACACCGTTTATGGCAGACGGCACATTGACGAAAAAGCCGTCCTCCTTCCAGTGAAACACCGGAATGCCCTTTTGCACCGTCACTTTTGCATCCACCCCATAGAGCAGATCCCCTACGGTGACGGTCAGCTTATGGGTACTGCGATGGTCAAAGCCGGTTAGCTGAAAAACCGCCGTGTAGCTGTCCTCCCCTATTTCGGGGATCGCCGTTACCTCGCTGCCGTCAGGCAAGTAGCAGGTCACCGTCAGGCAGTTGTCTGCAAGACCAAAGCTGCCGGTATAGCAGCTGCCCCGGACAGTCAGCTGTACAGTTCCGTCAGTAGGATCGGGACGGATGGCGGTGGCATTGGCGGTGGGCTTTCGGTAGGGTAGTAAGGTCACCGCCACCTCCTTGCCAACGGTATAGCCACGGCTGTCGGTGAGGGTAAAGCGGTAGCGGTCCTTTTCTGTCTTTTCAAAAAGCAGATAGTCACCGGGCACGCCCTCGATGGCGGTGCTTTTCACCTCCGCACCCTTTTGGAGGATAGGGGTCAGGGTACACTCGGCGGTGGAGGCATACCGCACCAAAATATGGGCATCTCCGGTAAGCGCCAGCGTTTTGGGATTGATGTCCAAAACGCCGCCTTCCAGATCCGGTGCGCAGTCGCTGCTCCGGGTCATGACCGTAAAATGGCTCTCCGTCTCGCCTAAAAAATGACCGTCTTCATAGGTACGGCAATAGAGATAGCAAACCCCGGTGCTGCCGGAGGTGATCCCCTCATAGAAGCTTTCCGGGATGGGAAAGGCAAGGGAAAGGCTTTCCATCACCTGCTCGGTATCTGCCATTTGTCCGTCGCTGCCAAGCCAGCCGGAAAGGCTGCCTATCTGATAGCGCAGGGAGTGGCTGTGACTGCTCTTTTTGCGGCTCACCGCCAGCAGCGCCGTGCCGCCGATGTAGGCATCGGTGGCGCCAACCGTAGAGATCTGCAAAGCCGGGGTCAGGGTCATTTCCCCGCCGCTGTAAGTAAAATTACCGGGGGTATAGTCGGCGGTGGTGGGATGGTAGACGGAAAAGGAAACGGAAAGCTGGCCTGTGCCGTCACTTTCGTGGGGGACTTTCAGCTGTCCCTCGCAAAGTATCAGGCTGCTTTGGGGCGCAATGCTGATTTGGTTATCGTAATGCGTACCGTCCCGGTGGACATAGGTTTTTCCGTTCAGGATAATTTTTGCCCCGGTGCGCCATTGGGAGAGCCGGGTATTGCCGGAGTAAAGGGTCAGCTTGTAGGAAAGGACGGAGCAGTTTTCCGTAGGAGAAACCGATTCCTCCGTAAGAGTAAGCTCCGTCCGATAATATCTTGCGGCGGTGCTGTGAAGCCCGCCGTAGGTAAAGGTTTTCGTTTGTAAGGACATAGGTTTTCTCCTTTGTATATTCCCTCCCCCGGGGGGAGGGTGGTTTTTGCGAAGCGAAAACCGGGTGAGGAATGCGGGCGGTAATGTTCTGTATTCGCATTTGTGCAGACCTACACTGCACGCCGTTCCTCATCCGGCTTCACTTGCGTTCAGCCACCTTCCCCCCGGGGGAAGGGATTTGGGTTGCGGCGTTATAAATAAAAACACCCGGTGCCGCCGTCATAGTCTTGGAAACGGGCGTGCTCGCCTACATTTAAGTAATTGCGCACCTGCACATCGGTGGCAAGGACACCGGACGCGTCTGCCCGTAATATGGTCTCTCCGCTGCGGTGGACATACATACCCGTATGATCCAGCCGGTTTTCCATCTCCTGCCCATCCTTACGGATATGAAGCCCTGTCTCGTCGAAGGTATAGCCGGTGGAGGTGGTCACCTTTTCCGTGCCGTTTTCCTTTACCGACCGGATGTCCAGCTTCAGACTGTCCGCAGTTTGCACCATTTGAGTGACAGAGGTCTTAAGCCCCTCGGTGACGCCTGCCTGCCGGGATATTTCCGCCCGGAGACTGTCCACGGAAAGCTGGAGCGCGGCGGCTTTGCCCTCTCCGTCCCGGTTTTCTGCCCGGATGCCGTCAAGGTCTGTCTGGAGGGTCATAATTCTCCCTGACAAGGCGCCGAGACGAAAGTCCGTTTGGGCAGTCACGCTGCTGCGATTCCGGCTGCCGGTACTGCCTATTTTCTCTCTGCCGTTTTTCCCTTCCACCGTCATAAGGAGAGAGGAAAAGGTCTTCCCCTCGGGGGTGTGGACGGTTACATACTGCCCCGGCTGGGCAGTGCCCACCGGTATCTCTGCAGAGAAGGGACAGTAGGAAAGATCCCTCAGCCGCGCATAGAGCTGCCGGGCGATCTCCCTATCTCCCTCTCCCCCGGTTAGGATGGGATTTCCCTCGATAATGTAGGGATTTCCTCCTTTCTCCGGGTAGGAAATGCCCACATCGGTCTGGGTCTTGCGGATGACCACGCAGTCTATACCTGCGGTCTCATAGTCTTCATATTGGAGCGTGCCGCCGAAAATAGGGACATCGTCCGTGCCGATTTCGGTGTTGCTTGGGGTGTACCACGAAAATTCCAGCTCGCCCGCAGGCTTTGCCCGGAGGAAACAGCCCATCGCCTCTCCCATCCAGCTCAGCAGCCGTCTGCCGGTAATGCCGCTGCCCACGATGGCAGGCACGGAAAGGGCAGTATCCGGCAGGCTTTCCGTCTCCAAGGTGTTGCCGCACTCTCCGCAGACCATACCGGCAAAATCCCGCAGAGGATAAGGCCAGCCGGTAAGGCCTTGCAGCCAGTCGTCCAAATTCCTATCTAGCCTTGCCACCGGGTCATAGGCGGTCAGCTGAAACTGGGTAGCAGAAAGCCGCTTCGGTGTCTCCACGGTGAACACGCCCAAAAGGGTGTCCTCCCGATAAAGGGAAAATTCCTCCCCCGCCCCTATAGGACAGACCCCGGCGGTGTCCATAATTTCGATTTCTGCCACCGCCGCGCAGACCGTGCCCACCGTCAGCTCCCCGGCGGTGCAGACGCTTTTCGTCACCGTCACCCTTTTGATGGCAGCGCCTTCCGCGCCGGAGGAGAGGACTGCGCCGTCAGATAGAATGATCTTGTGCATACACCCTCCTAACACTCGATAACATCAAATTTAAGATTCCGGTAAAGTCCGCTTTTGGCACATTGCCAGACGATGCCGTACTCGGATAAATAGGCTGTGGTCTCCGCTGTCCGGCTGGGGTCGTCCGGGTCAGGATAGGAAAACCGGAATGCGCCGCCGGCAGAAAGAACACTGCGCATATAGCGGTATTCCTCCTGAGAAAGCACCCCGTAGCAAAACTGCCACTTTTTGACCTTATGGCGCAGCACCTTTCGGTGCATATAGCCCCTTTCATCTCTGCCCGACTCGCCGTCATCCAAATCCGTAAACTGCATCTGCACCCCCGCATCGGGGGTCAGTAAAAATCTGCCGTCTATGGCATATAAATAGCTCAGTTCATTCATAGATCCTCTCCTTTGCTTTTATCCACCGCATCCTCGTCCTTCCTCTGTCATCCTGAGCGGAGTGAAACGGAGTCGAAGGATCCGTCCCTCAAAAAAGAAAACGGATTCTTCGACGCGCTTCGCTTGCTCAGAATGACACGCGCTTTCGATGGTGCGTAATTGTCAATTGTCCATTGTCAATTGTCAATTTCTTCCCCCTGCCATTGCCATTTTCCGGTAATACCGTTCGCTGGCGTGGGCGATGGTCTCGTCGCCGATGCGGATGCCCAGCACCGCCTCCAAAATTTCCCTCTGGATGCCCACGGACGCCTCCATACCGGAAAGCAAGGCATTGGTATGGTCGTCCATCACAAGAGAAACCGCCTCGGAAATGGTAGAAAGGGGTGCTTCGATATTGGTGCCGTGTCTTTGGTCGCCTACCATTGCAAGGAAAGGCTTGTTTGCCGGCAGCACCGCGCCCTGGGCAAGAAAGGGGATCTTTGGGGATAAGAAGCTGGGAATGGAAAAGCCGAACTTTTTGCCGCCGATGCCCGGCACCCAGTCAGGCACGGAGAAGGTCATCTTATTAAAGATATCCCCCAGTCCGTTGGTGGCAAAGGTCACCGCTGACATCAGCGCATTAAAAATGCCGATGATCACATTGGCGGTGGTCTTAAATCCACCCTCCAGGGGGTTAAAGAGCATCTTGGAAAACCAAAGACCCACACCGCCCCACACGGCGGAAATACCGCTCCACACCCGGCTGGAAATAGACCCCACACCGGAAAAGGCCTTGCTCACATTGGTCAGCACCCCGATAAAGGTGCCCATCCGGTCTTCGGCTGCCGTAAAGGCGGTGTTGGCAAGTCCCAGCCAGAGGGCCATGGACATATCCCCCCGCAGCAGCGCCTGCACCGCGCCCACGCCGGTGATGATTTTCCCCAGTCCCAGTGTGATACCGCCTGCATCCCAGCCGGTAAATTCCTTGAGCTTTTCGCCCACTGTGGCGACAAATTCTCCCAGCGAGCCACGCAGGGACGCGACCATCTTGTCCACCATCTGCTCGAGCCCGGTAATTTCCTCCCGGGTGGTCTCGGTGGTGACCGTGCCGGTCTGCCAATTACCCAATTTGCTGAGCTTATCGAAATCCGCCAAGGTCTTTCGGGTATCCCGGTGGATGGTCTGGACCGTGTTGGTGACCTTGCCCAGCACACGGTTCAGCGCCAGACCGATGGCGGAAATGGCCTTTGCCACCGCCGTTGCCGCCACCACGATCTCCTCAAAGGTAAAGGTATCAAATTGAATTTCATAGATCACATCATTTTGTTTTTTCATAGCTTCACCTGCCTTTCATTTATGAATGGATAATGGATATTTGATAATTGACAATTATCTACTGCCCCTGTCATCCTGAGCAAGCGTAGCGCGTCGAAGGATCCGTTTCCCCAGAAAAGAGAACGGATTCTTCGACTCCGGGCTATCGCCCTCCGCTCAGAATGACACCGTTTTTGATGGTGCTTACGACAGCATCCTCTGCAATCTCTCCCTCTCTGCCATTTCCGCCTTGGAATAGCGTTCCTTCAACTCCACCGTGTCCCGGTTTTCCTGATAGTACCGCTGCTCCCAGTCACTGAGCTTCTCGCCCCGGCGCTTTTTCTCCCGCAGCGACACGATAAAGGAAAGCTGCCCCTCGCCGATGGCGTGGAAATAGGAAAGGAAGGTCCACCAATGGAGAAACTTCTTCTCCCGGATCTCACAGCCTGCCACCCGATTCACTTCCCCGATGATGATCTGCCCATCCTGCTGCCAGCAAAGCAGCCGGGGAGACGGCTTTTCCGTCTCCCCTTTGCCGCAGGAAATAAACTGGGAAAAATACGCTATTGCCTCGGGGCGGTCTTTGGGGAGGATCTCTCCCTCGTAGAAAAGCTGCAGGGCGATCTGCCAGCGGATCACATCGGGAAGATCCGGGTCACTCATATAGGAAAAGATCCGAAGGATATTGCGAAAGTCGCACCGGAGCTTATATTCCCTGCCCCCGATTTTCGCGGTTGTAGGCAAAAACCAAGGGTCAAGCATTGCTCTCTCCTACGATGCGCTTGGCACATTCCTCCGCGCCTGCCGTCAAAATCGGCTCCAGCGCTTCCATAAAGTTTTCAAAGACGGTCTTGCCGCTTTTGGTGGGCGCCAGCAGATTGACCCCCGCAAAAAGCTTTTCCATATCGTTGCCGGGAAAGACCTCGCACAAAAGGCCCTTCAGCTTTTTGTCCGCCTCCCAGAGCATTTTGGGCACATCGTCGCCCCCCATTTCCTTTTGGATGTCCGCCAGCCTCTCCCCGGCAGACTGGAGCCGGGCATAGAGATTGGGATCTGCCGGATTAAAGCGGAGACTTTCCCCGCCGTTTACCCGAAAGGTGCGGACACCGCAATCAAACTGCAGCTTTTCCATATTTCCTCCTTAGACGATGGTAAAGGTCTTGGTGCCGGGATGGAAGGTACCCTTTACCTTATTGCCTGTAAAATGGAGGGTAAAGGGGATCTGATAGCCGGAGGTATCGCCGCCGTAGCTGCTGACCTCGATGTAGCACTCCTCCCGCACCGCAGGATAGCTGCCGTCCTTCTGCATATCCCAGAGCTTTACCTCCACAAGATCCGTCCGCAGATCCTCCAGAATAAGACCGTCGTCGATGATCTCCTGCAGCCGCGCATAAAGTCCGGTGCCCGGCTCTGCGTAGTAAGGCTCTACCGCCGCGGTCTTTTCATAGCCGGAGATAACCACCGACTGCTTACCGAAGATGTTGGTCTTTCGCTCCACCTTGGCAGACATCTCTACCTTATACTCCTCTAAGTCCTTGCCCAGCCGTTCATAGCTGCTCGCCGCATCCGATCTTGCGGTATTGAGAAAATGGGCAAAATACTTTCTTTCAATTTTCGCCATATGTATCCTCCTGATAGATTTTCGTAAATTCCGCCGTGATGGTCACGGCATAAAGTGCGTCGTTTCCACGGCGCTTGCTTAGCTGTCCCTTTTCTGACCGAAGCCGCTCCTCAGCCGGCACATCCCCAAAAATGGGGGTCTTTCCCCCAATGCTCATCTGCGCCAGCCATTTTTGGAATTGGAGCAGCCACGCCGCATCGCTCTCCCGCTCAGAAGCCGAACGGTAGAGCATAAAGCGCAGACGGCAGTGTACCTTTGTATTTCCCAGCACATCTCTTTTCCGGGAAATTTCCTCCGCGCCCTGGGGAAAGAGGCCGTTTTCTCCCCCATCACACCGGTCGATATACAGGAGCTTCCCTTCCTCCCAAGCGGGATAGGATAGCAAAAACTCCCGCATTCTCTCTAATTCTGTCACAATTTCTCCTCCCTTCCACCTCGTAGGGAACGGATTTATCCGTTCCGCCACGCTGCTTAACGGGATGTGGAATGCATAAATGCATTCCCTACACCCACTTACGACGGCGCAATTTATAATTTGTAATTATTAATTTTAGCTGCCCGCTTCCCAATGGACGATTTTCCCATCGAGTATATAGGGCTTTGCATATGCCACCGACATTGCGCCATTGAGCTCCTGCCAGGACCGCACGACCTTGCCCCGACCTTCCACCACCCGGTCGCCTGCCATTACCTGCCGATCATCGGGCACGATCAGAAGGAACTCCCATTTTAAGAAGGTGCCGAGATCATCCCGCACCAAAACCACCTTTTTTTGCAAATGACAGTCCGGATACTCATAGCGGTGGATCTCCTCCCCCACCTTTCGGTAGACGGTGACGGTCTGATTACACAGGGGATAATCCATCATACCGTCACCCCCCGGTACAGGTCTAAATACATGGAAGCCTTGCCCACCAGCTCCCGGGACAGTGCCTTGGAATCCCGATAAGAGACCGTCATCTCCCCCATCCGCACCTGAGAAATACCGCTATGCCGCCGGGAGGCATCATAAATCGTCTCTGCCATGGCGCACAGCGCCATCCTCTCCGACAGCGCACCGGTGGACTCCACACGGTAAATGCGCTTCATTTTAGAGAGCGCTGCCTCTGCCCGGGCGGCGATATGGGGAAAGGCAGCCTCCGGTATGGAGCTGCCAAAATAGCTGTCTGTGTAAAATTCATAAGTAAGCATCGGCAGCGCCCCCATTTAAGCGATGGCGATGCCGCCCAGCACAGCCGCCTTCAGGGTATTCTTCAGCGCCACGCCTGCCACCAGCTCCACCTCACCGGTCTTAATTGCGCCGGGGGCGGTCAGGTCGGGCATATAGGACTGGATCACGCCGCTGCCCAGCGGGGAGATGCCGTGGAAGCCGTCCAGACCCAGAGAAACGGCGTAAATGGCAGTCTTGCCGTCCTTGGTCTCGATGACATCCTTCAGATTTTCGCCGTCAAAGTACTGACCCATATCCACCATAGGTACGCCGGCGTAGGTCTCCACGGTGCGGCCGAAATCATCGGTCTTTCGCTCATAGTAGCCGGCGCGGCGGGCGATGGCGCGAAGCTTGACGAGCATAGAGCGGTTCATCAGCAGCAGGCTGGGCGTACCGTCGAGAACGCTGAGGAAGCCGTCCATCTCATCTAAGAAGGCGTTGTAGTTTGCGTCCAGCTCCTGAGAGGTCTTGAGAGAAACCTGAGAGGAAAGCTCGTTCTGTGTACCGGAAAGGAGCTTTCGCAGACCGTCGAAAGTACCGCCGACGAAGCCCTCCTCATTGCCGGTAGAGCCGTTGATGACCAAATTGTGGAAATAGTTTGCGGTGGCCTTAATTTTCTGCTCCGCCTGAAATGCCAGCTCGTCGGCCGCGCCGGAGGTGGACTGGATCACACGGTCCATCTGGAACGCGCCGCCCATAATGATGGCGGAGGTAGTCTTCTTTTCCTTCTTTGCCTCGCCGGGTGTGTACTCACCGCCCACGGTACGGGTAGACGCGGTGGAGGGGGACTTGAGCTGGATGTAGCCGTAGGTCAGGGTACTGCCGCCGGTGCCGGGAGAGATGGCGTTGTCAAACACCATATTGTCCAGCAGCAAGCTGCTGCGGCGGAACATATCGATAACCTGCTGATCGACCTTGTCGGCCATGCCGACCTTTGCTTCCTGTAATGTAATTGCCATAATTTTTTACTTCCTTTCCTTCATAAAGCGTTGTTTCAGTGCGCCGGCAAGTGTCACCGGCTCTTCTTCCTGACGGGGCGTTGCCTCGCCTGTGCCCCGGGCGAACAGGGGCGGTAATTCCTTTCTTTCAAAGAGATAGGGTGCTTCCTCGCGGAGCTTTTCCACAGCCGCCGTAACGTCCCCTTCCGCACCGTTTTGGAGCGCCTCCATATCCAGCAGGGCGCAGATGGCTTTCTCATTTTTGCCCCTTGCGCCGCGGATGGCATTTTCCAAGCGGTGAGAAAATGTAAGCTGCCGCAGTGCCGTCTCGTGGCTTTCACGCATCTGCCGCACAGTTTCCTCCCAGGTCTCCTTTTCCGCCAACAGGGACATATTTTCGCCCTTTATTTTTTCGATGTCCCTGCCGTTTTCTGCCATAATGGCGTCGATGACCTCTTTTGTGAGCGACATCTCCCCCACCGACAGATTCTGTAAAAATTCTCGCTTCATATAAAACTCCTTTCTACGCTTTTTTACGATGGTCGCTTCATCGAATTTTCCTTCCGCACCAAAGGCCCCCTTGTGTAAAGGGGGCTGTCAAAAATCTTTGATTTTTGACTGGGGGATTGTCATCGAAAACCATTGAGATTTATTTCACTGCGCTTTGCAACAACCCCTCCGAGCAAAATCAAAGATTTTGCTCACCTCGCCTGCGGGCGAGCCGGTCGCGGCTCTGACAGTCCGCCGGACTGTCATTCACTACCGCGACTGCGCTTCGCTTACCCCTTACACAGGGGAGGCTTTTTCCGCTATCATATACTTCCTCTTTATCTCCGCCCGTTCTTCTTCCGTCTCGCAGGGCATATTAAACCGCCAGCCCAGCGCCACCTCCGGGGCGATGAGCCCGGCCTTCACCATCTCCATATACTCCGCCCAGGTCTTATCCTCATCGAAAAGCACACCGTTGCCCCAGTCGAAAACTACCTCCTCGCTGACCTTCGGCAGGCGGTACATCCGGGAAAGCAGATTACACAGGACAGCCGTCTCCCGCGCCGCCTGCTCCCAAACCTGCTGACAGGAGATGACCAGCAAATTAAAATCCGCCGCGCTGGAGGTGATCTCGGTGGCGGTGCGGTCTTCAATTTGGGCATCGCTGAGCATACCCCGGCGCAGACCGATGATGCTCTCCACATTTCTGAGGTATTCCTGCTTCCGGGCAAGGTAAGATTCTTCTCTCAGCTTAGGAGAAAACACGGTAATCCCCACATTTTCCGGACCCTCATCCAGTCCCACAAAGAGGTGATCGGAAAGCCCTTTTTCTCCGTCGATAAGATCCGCGGAGGCAAACACACGGCTCTCGCCCCTTGTAAACTCCCCGCAAAGCTGTTCCTCATTTTTGTCGATGTTGCGAATGAGATCGATCGCCGGGGCAAAGATCGCAACGCCGTCGTGGGAGCCGTCCACGCAGTTTAAGATGGGTACCTTCATCTGTATCAGTCCCAAGCCGGGAAGCTCCTCAAAGCGGTACTTTTCCGCCAGTCCCTCGTAAAGG